TGTTAAACCCGAACAGTAATTATGACCTGATTTTGAAGCAGTTTGAAGACCCCGAAGCGTATGACCTGAACAAGGGTGAGCTTATGCGGACGGTGATGGGCCTGCCCCACGTTGAAGAGGATGATGTGTTAAGCGAGTCCGAAGTATTTAACTGCTGTGGTTCCGCGTCGATGGCGTGGGCGGATAAAGGCCCGTGCGCGATGGGCGTAGACGTTGGCAACCCGATCTATTGTGTGATCGGGCACCGGGTTGACAAGCGGTACAGTGTACTCCGTGTCTGTTCGGTTCCCGATTGGCAGTCGTTACACGATTTGATTGTGAAGTATAACGTGAAGTCCACGGTCATCGACGCCCAGCCGGAATACCACAAGGTCAGGGAGTTCCAGGCGGCGCATTCCAATGTGCATTTATGTTATTATTCCGAGCATCAGAAGGTGTTTGATTCATGGGATCAAAAGGACAATATTGTGAAGGTTAACCGGACTGAGGTGATGGACGCTTCGGCGGCGATGATGCGGTCGGGGCTGACGGTACTGCCTGCGAAGTGTGAAGAGATGAAGAAATTTGCGTACCAGATGACCCGTTCGGTTCGTGTCTTGGAAGACGACGGCAGGACGGGTGCAAAGATATACCGGTATCGCGTTCGCGGTGACAAGGAAGACCATTACCGCCACGCGATGAACTATTACTATTTGGCCTGTAAGCGGGTGGGTTCGCCTGCGGTGTTCCGTGAACGGAAATCGCGTCCCGTGATGCAGGACATGGACTATAAAATAGGAGTTTCATAATGGTAGGTGGCATAGACAGACCTCCGGCCGTCTCGCCCGCACCGTCGCCGGTCATGAGGCGTGAAGTGGCCGCGGCCAAGAAGACGACCCAACGCAGACAGGGACGCTCGCAGAACATTCTTGCGGGCCGGTTAAACTCACAGCACGGAAAAATATTGTTAGGTGAATAATGGATACTGAACAGATCATCCAGCGCCAGGAGTCAATGGAAGCCGACCGTTCTACATGGGAATCGCAATGGCAGGACTGCGCTGACTATGCGATGCCGCAGAACAGCCAGATCACCCGTAAGAAGACCGCCGGACAACCGCAATCGGATACGTTTGTGACCGAAGCGGAGGACTCGAATATCGGGTTGGCGGCGGGGTTGTACTCGTATATGTTTCCCGCCGACAGCAAGGCGTTCGTGTTAGAGGTCGACGACCCTGACCTTGCCGAAAACGATGACGTAAAGACATGGTTGGACACGGCGACGACCCTGATCCATAAGTATTTGATAAAGAGCAATTTCAGGCAGGCGTTCTTTGAATTTTTGAAGAGCTTGGGGTGTTTTGGTACGGCGTGTCTGTACGTTGAGCAAGGCCGCCGGTCGGCGTTAAACTTTATCAATCATTATATGGGTCAGATTTATATTGCCACGGACGGTCAGTACACGATTGATACGGTACACCGGAAGTTTGAGTATAAGGCGCATCAGGCGGCCAAAGAGTTTGATAGCCCCGGCGAGAAGTGTGCCGCCGACGCCGTTGACCCAAAACGGATGAACGAGAAGTACACGTTTATCCATGCGGTGTATCCGAGGGAAAAGTACGATGACACCATCTCCGACCCGCTGAAGGCACAATGGGCGAGCGTGTATATCAACCTGACCGAAAAGACGAAGGTGCAGGAGTCGGGATACCGTCAGTTTCCGTTTATGGTGACGCGGTTTGACCGTGACGCCGGCGAGGAGTACGGACGCAGCCCGACCATGAAGATGCTGTACGATACAAAGATGCTCGGCCAGATGAAGAGAACCCGCACAAAGGGATGGGATAAAGCGGTCGACCCGCCTGCGGTGCTGCCCGACGACGGGAGTATCTGGCCGGTCACGACCAGGCCGGGCGGGATCATCTATAAGACGCCGGGTTCGGACGACCCGTTCTACTTGGAGTTCAAAGGCAACCTGGCGGGGATGAACGATGCTATCCAGACGACGCTTGAACAGATTCGCAGGGGATACTTCCTTGATTTATTCGATGCGCTGATCGACCGTCAGAATATGACAGCGACCGAGGTGATGGCGCGGGTTGAACAAAAAATACGGCTGCTGACCCCGATCATCGGTCGTCTTCAGAGTGAGTTCTTTAACCCGTTAATCCACCGGATTATTTATATTTTGCATGAACAACGCAATCCAAAAACAAAGAAAAGGTTACTGCCTAAGATGCCTGATGCGTTAAGCGAAAGCGAATACTCGATCCAGTATTTAGGCCGGTTGGCGTTGGCGTTAAAGACAATGGAATCCGAGGGCATGGTCAAGACAATCGAACAGTTCAGGGCGTTCCTTGAGGCGGGGCTGACCGACTTCCTTGACAACCTTGATATTGATAAGGCGTTCAGGGACACCTCACGGAACAACGGGTCGCCGAGTACATGGCTGATCGAGTTGAAACAGCGTGAAGCGACACGCCAGAAACGCGAACAGGCATTGCAGGCACAGCAGATGATGGAAGCGGTACCGGAGTTAGCGAAGGCGTACCGTCATGCGGGTGCAAAACCGGAAGAAGGTTCGTTAGCGGAGGGTTTGACAGGTGCAGCATAAAGTAATCGAAAAACGTATTGAGCGTTCCGCGTCGTTCCAGCGGGTGTTTACCGGGCCGGACGGCGATAAGGTGACGGCTGAACTAAAAAAGAATTTTACGGGCGCGTTTCATCCCGACCCGTACATTCATGCGTATAACGCGGGTCAGCGGTCGGTGTTGGTATTCATCGAAAACTGCATCCACGCGGATATAAACGAAGCACGAAAACGATTAGAGAAAGGACAGGAAAATGACTGAAGAAGCGACCCAGCCCAACGCTGATAACTCGCAAATTATGAACGAACAGGGCCAGTTCAAAGAAAACTGGCACGCAAAGTACGGTGACGATGCGGCTAAGACGTTAGGCCGGTACAAGATGTTTGACGACCTCGTAAACTCGCATATGGAACAGCGTCGTCTGATCGGCAAAGACCCTGAATCACTGGTGACTATTCCGGCTGACGATGACGCGGACGGCAATCTTGCTCTACGTCGTCGTCTGAATAAGACGCCGGACGAAGCGGGTGGGTACGAGTACACCCTTGACCCTGAGACGGAAAAGGTCTTAGGCGAAGCGAACCCTGAGATGCTTGAATCATTCAAACAGTTTGCCCACGAAAGGGGATGGTCACAATCGGATGTTAAGGATGCGCTGGACTTCTATTTTAAGATGAACGTCGATAATGTCCAGAAGTTCGCAACCGTTCAGGAGGCGAACGAGAAAACCGCCCACGAAGAAGCGGTGAAAGCATTAAAAACCGAATGGGGTACTGCTTATGAGGAAAAAACGGCGCGGGTTCAGTTGTTGGCCGACAAGTATGGTGCGGGCGACCTGATCACCCGTGAGAACCTTCATAACGACCCCGGCTTTATCCGGCTGTTGGATAACATAGCGAATGATATGGCCGAAGACCGTATCAAGGGATTAAGCCGGTCGTCGGCCTCGACACCCGCCCAGATCGACGTAAAGATCGCTGACCTGAAGAAGACCGAGGCGTACAACAACCGTGCCCATCCTGACCATAAGCAGGTCAACGAACAGGTTATTAACCTCTACAAGCAAAGGAGTGCGTAATGCACACAAAGAAACCATTACGAGTGTTTATTTATTTACCGCTTCATATAAAAAACGGCACAGGTTCAAAGTTTGCCCGGTATCTGCCCCCGAAGGCGATGGGGTACTTTCCCGTTAAAAAAGGGGATATTGTTGATTTGCAGAAACGCGGCGGTGTGGACGAAAAGTTTACGTCCACCCATGAACATACTGTGGAAACAGTAAAATATAACATAACCGAGAATGCGTGTATTGCGGTTCTCGAACCAAAAGTATTCGCTGATGAAAAGGCGATAGCCCGGTTTATTAACCGGAACTAACGCGGATTGACCGGATAACCGAACCTCGCCCCGGAACCAACCGCACGTCGACCGGACGTAAAACGCAGGAAAGCCCCGCGAGGATAACCTTTCTGAAAATAACGAAACATTAACTATTTTTTGAAAGGAAAAACCATGAGTATCACACTAAGCGGCGGCGTCCCTGATTGGTTTGTGGATAAGTTCAAGGGCGACGTTTATCATGTATGTCAACAGCAGGAGTCGTTACTCGAACAGGCGGTCACGGTCGAACCCGTCGTCGGTGCCGAAGATGTTGCGTTTGACATGATCGACAGTATCGAGATGACGGAGAAAGCCGGTCGTAACCCGGAAACACCGCGTAACGATCCAAACTCGCAAAGACGCTGGGTGTCCTGCACACCGTATCATAATTCCTACCAGTTTGATACAGACGACGATTTGAGCATGAAGCTCGACCCCGCCGGTGCGACCTTAAAGGCACTCCGTATGGGTCGAAACCGAAAGGTCGATGACATCATCATCGCTTGTTTTGAGGCCACGGTCAACAGCGGACGCCGGAACAATTCCTCGACGATCACATGGGCAGGTCAGGACGGGAACGTCAAGTATACCTCGACCTCCGGCGGACGGACGATTCCGCACGACTGCTCCGAAGGTAACTGTTCGGCGTCGGATACCGGACTGACCGCTGAGAAGGCGGAATTGGTGCTGGAATACTTCAACATGAACAATGTCGATCCGTCCATCCCCATATTCGGGCTTATCAGTCCGCGTCAGGCGACCCAGTTGTTCGGGCAGGAAGAGTACATCAACATTGATTACAACACCGACAAACCCCTGTCTCGCGGTCGTATTCTGGGCAACTGGATGGGCATTAACTGGATCGTGTCCCCGAAGATCGTTCTTGGCTCGTCTAACGATGTTGATGCGGATGCCAACGTCTACGAGTGTTGGTTCTGGGCACAGGACGGTATCGTCCTCGGTGTCTCTGACTCGATCAGTGTCGAAATGTCAATCCGTGACGACCTTTCCTACGCACAGCAGGTCTATGTTCGCATGAACATGGGCGCAATGCGGTTTGATGAGGACAAGGTTGTTAAAGTGGAATGTCAATAATCTATTGAAAGGATAAACTTATGAGTTATACAAATTTACCCAGAGAGAATGGATACCCCAAACGGGTACTGAGCTGCTACAGTTTTCAGGATGCTTCGCACCTGTTTACTCCGACAGCAGATCAAAAGCACCCGTTGGGTCAAATCCTTGACCTGCCCGACGGCCGCCGGTTTCGATACTGCAAAGAGGGCGGAAACGCCCTGTCTGCGGCGTATTGTACGCAGTCTGCGGTCGGAACAGCCAACTGGCAGAACCAGGCACAGACCAACAACCCGGACGTTCCGGCGGTCGGTGACGTTGAGGTAACGATTACGTTGGCGGCAACGGCTACAAAAGACCAGTTTGAAGGTGCCTGGCTGACAATCGAAGACGGAACGGGTGAGGGTCAGGCGTACCTCATCGAAAGCAATAAGGCCGGTACCGATAACGCAACCTCCGGTTATGACATTGTATGTCAGCTTGCCGACGAGGGAGGTATCCGTATTGCTCTTGCTGCGGCTACCGAACTGACCGTGACGCTGAACAAGTATGCCGAGGTGGTTGTGTTCCCGACGAATCCGACAGGCGTAGCGACGGGTGTGCCGCTGATGGCCGTTCCTGCCAACTATTACTTCTGGGCACAGACGCGTGGCCCGTGTCCCGTTGTGGTTGGTGCAACCGATACCATCGTGGTCGGTGATCCCGTAGGTATTGGAACGGCGACGACTGCCGGTGCTGCCTGTCTGTTAGATGTAGCCGCCGATGGCGATGTCCTTTTGGGTTATGTCATGCATGCTGCGTCAACAGGCGAAACTGCTTTGATTGACTTGCACTTGGAATAAAAACCAACCGGGCGGGTTCTGCCCGCCCACTTTATTTTGAAAGGACATATTATGAAGAAGTTAATTTTTATATGTGCGGCGTTGATGGTGTTTGCCGGATGCAGCGCACCGCAGCCGGAGGTCGCCGGTCGTGCGGTCGGCACGGACTCGACGAACATTGACGCGATTTTAGCTGACACGGCTGAGATTGTTGTTGATACAGCCGCCGTCGATACCGCAGCCGAGTTTGCCAACCTTAATTCCGAAGTGTTGGGTATTCTTGGCGGCGGCAACGGTAGTGTCTTTTATGTGGATTCCGGGACAAACCAGACGACCGGTGTGAATTGGGCAAACGCGGTCGGCACACTGGATGAAGCGGTCAACCTTTGTACGGACAGTGCGGGCGATATTATCCTGATTGCTCCGGGTCATAACGAGGCATTGACGGCGGCTGACGGTGTGGACTGTGACAAGATTGGTATTACAATCATCGGTCTTGGCAACGGCAGTCTGAAGCCGACGTTTGATTATGACCACGCAGACGGCGAGTTTGTGATCGGTGCGGCGAATGTAACCATTATGAACCTGCGGTTCAGGGTATCGGCGAACGCTGTCACGAAGGCGGTCGACGTTGAATCGGCGGGCGACAATTTCGCGATTATCGACTGCGATTTTGGCTGGGCTGAAACAGCGACCGACGAGTTTGCGGATGCACTGATTGTCGGCGATACCGCCAACGAAGGTTTGGTAAAAGGATGTACATTCAAAGCGGGCGGACAAGCGGCTGTATCAGCGATCAAGTTGGATGCTGATATTGTGGGTATCACCATCGAAGACAATGTTATTTATGGTGATTATTCGACTGCTTGTATTGTTGGTGACGAAGCATCTGATGATGTTATCATCCGTGGCAATATCCTGTTTAACGGCACAATGGGCGGCGACGATGAATTAAACTCCGAACCGGCGATTGAAGTAGCTGATTCAACGGCGGGTTTTGTTGTCGATAATCGGATTGTCTCTGATGTAGCGACAGGTCAAGCGATGCGTGTAGCGGATGATATGTGTTTTATGAATAACTATGTTCTTGACACTGACGGCGACGAATATTCAGGTACAACGGAAGATACCGCCGCGTCTATCGCAGCACACGCTGACGGATAACAAAAAGGGGTGGCCAAGACCACCCCTGTCTTTTTAAGAGGTTATTATGGCGATAACGGATAGTGAAGTCATTTCATTGTGTAATGAGTCGTTAGGCGCAATCGGTGCAAGCTCTATTGTCAGCGGCGGGACAAGCAAGAACCATGTGTACTGTGAGACATTTTACGCCAACTGCCGTGACGAAATTTTAGCGTGTCATAAATGGAACTTCGCCAAGAAACGGGCGTATGCCATCCAGACGACCAACCCTTTGTTCGGACCGGATAATGCGTTTACGGTTCCGACCGATTCGATTCGTGTATGGAAAATTGACGATGATACCGACGCTGAGTTTGAGGTTGAGAACGGATTGATTATCACCGACCACGGGGATTCACCGTCTGATTGGGCGACCGCGACCGCGTATATTGTGGGTCAGCCGGTGACTCAATCGGATGTGACTTATGTGTGTGCGACGGCGCATACATCAGATGATTTTGATACGGATAACGGGGCTGGATACTGGACGTCTCAATCAGGTGATTATAAGGTGCTTCCCGTCGAGTATGTTTACCAGCATACCACGATTGCAAACTGGCCGAAGTATGTACGTCAATGCCTGAAGCTGCGGTTGATTCTCGATCTTGCCCCCGCGATCAAACAAAACGAAGAAGCGGCGGTGAACTTTCAGGCGATGCTGTACGGCTCGCGTAAAACGCTGGGTATGCTTTCGCAAGCCAAGTCGTTCGATGCACAGGAATCCGGCGGCGGTCAATTCTCTACCAATACGTTTATTGATTCGAGGACACAATGAAAAAGCTGATCGTATGTTATATTCTGCTGTTTGCGCTGCTTGCGGCCGCACAGAATCCCTATCGGATTCATTATAGTTTTAACGCAGGCGAACTCAGTGAACTTCTGACCGTGCGCGAGGATTTAAGCAAGTATCAGACGGGATGTTCCCAGGCCGAGAATGTCATGGTCATGCCGCAGGGGGCACTCCAGAAACGGTCCGGCACGAAATATGTCGCCGAGAGCAAGGAAAACACCAAGATACGCCTGTTCCCGTTTGAGTATGATGTAGATAACGCCTATGTGGTTGAAGCGGGGAATCAATACTTTAGGTTCTATACGGATCAGGATCAAATTACTGTTGGCGAAGGATACGAGGACGAAACAACGCTGGACGACAGCAGCGACTTATTAGCTCATTGGAATCTGAACGACAACTTGACAGATACCACAGTAACGGAACTGTTGAATTTATATGGTGGAACATCAGATACCAATACAGAAAATATACATTGGAACGGCAAGGTTGGAACGGGTTCATTTGATTTTGATGCCGAGCATTATGTTACCATATCTGATGACGAT